CAGAAGACGCGAAGCTGGCCGGACTGCTTCCTGCGAAACCCGGCAGCGGATGGCAGAAGTTCCCGGCGGCGATGATGCGCGCACGTCTGGTGAGTCTTGCCACCAGGATGCTCGACCCTCGTATTACCCAAGGTCGATATTGCGTGGAAGAAGTAGCCGACTTTAACACCCCATCAACACCCGCCGCATCCACTCCGACGCGCCAGACGGTCAATGTGACGCCGGAATCGACCTTCTCATTGACAGACAAGCTGGAGCAAATCCTCGAACCGCACAGCGACATCGCCAATGCGTTCCTGCTCTCGAAGAACCTCATCAAGGAAGGTCAGAACTTCCGCGATGTCAGCACCAAGGTGGCCAACATGATCGTATCCGATCCTGATGGTTTCATCTCCAAGGCTAAGGCATTTTCAGCTCCCACACTCGAATGAGTATTCTAAACCGCCACATCAACGTCGACATGCCAGCCGAGAAGTATCACGCCGTTGATGCTCTCTCAAAGTCGATGATGACCAAGATCCTCAAGTCACCGGCGCACTACAAAGCCGCTTTGGAGGAGCATCAAGAGCCGACGAAAGCCATGCAGCTTGGCACGGCGATTCATACCGCTGTTCTCGAACCGCAACTGTATTCACAGGTTGTCGCCGTGATTCCGCCGGATATCGACGGTCGGAACAAGGAGGGTAAAGCGTGGAAAGAGCAGCATAAGAGCCGCATCCACCTGACTCATGCCGAGGACATCGATGTCCAGGGAGTCGCGAACAGCGTCCGCCGCCATCCGTTCTGGGACATCATCAACCTGCCGCACAAGATTGAGGCGAGTGTCTTCGCTCAAGATGAGGAGACTGGCCTACCTTTGAAAGCTCGTCCCGATCTGTGGGTCGAGGACCACACCCTAGTCGATGTGAAAACAACGGACGACGCATCGCCTGAAGCGTTCAGCCGCACAATCACCTCGTTCGGCTACCACATCCAAGCCGCTCACTATCTGGCGATGACCGGAGCGGAGAACTTCATCTTCGTCGCCGTCGAACGCAAAGCGCCGTATGCCGTCGGTATCTACAAGCTGGACATCGAGTGGCTTCAGGCCGGTGAGAACCTGCGGCGTAAAGCCATCTCAATGCTCCACGAGTGCCGCGCACTGGACAGTTGGCCAGCCTATCCGACAGCAACGCAAACACTTTCATGCCCGAAATGGGTGCTGAATAAATCCGAGAGTTAGACCACAATCCAAATCCCTAAAACAATATGTTCAAAGTTAATCGAAAAGACGCCGGAGGCAGCTACATCAACGCTGAAGGCGAGTACACCGTCACCGTGATGAAGGTCGAGGAAACGCTCGATGCAAAGGGCCGTGAGGTCTGCAAGGTGACATTCGCAACCGAGGACGGATCGAGCATCGCCGACCGTTTTATCAACCAGGAGAATGTCTGGTTCCGCGTCAACCAGTTGGTTGCCGCCACTAACCACAATGTGCCGGATGGAACCGAGGTGGACTTCCTTGGCGTCAAGGGCAGCTACGCCAACTTCCTGCGCTCAATGATCGGCCTTGAGCTGGCCATCACTGTCCGTGCTGAAGAGTACGAATCGAATGGAGAGAAGAAGAAGGCGTATCGCATCAAGAACATGAAGGCAGCTCCTGCGCCGACTGCTCCTGACGCGGACGAAGAAAAGCCGTTCTAAACTAAGGAAGACGGGGGGAGGGGAGCGCATTCCTAGTTAACGCTCAAACCTAAGAATTCAATTTGCATCCATGAAAGTCAAAATCGCAGCAATCACAAAACCACTTGTCGGCGACGGCACAATGACCGCATCCGACTTCATCACGTTCGCCGCCCGTGTCAGCAATCCGTCGAACCAGATGAGTCTGCTCACCGCTCCAAAACTACTGGCCTACTGCATCAAGAACGGCCACTGGAGCATTTTCGAGCAGGCCAGTATGACGGTCGAGATTCAGACCAGCCGCGCCATCTCCGCTCAGATCATTCGCCATCGCTCGTTCTGCTTCCAAGAATTTTCACAACGGTATGCGCCGAGTGATTCGCCAGAGCCGGTCGAACTTCGCACTCAGGATCGAGTCAACCGCCAGGGAAGTGGCGATTCGTTTGATCAAGACTGGGCGTACGACGCGGTGGCCAAGTCTGTCGATCTTGCGTTCAAGACCTATCGCCAGCTCCTTCAGGAGGGTGTGAGCCGAGAAACCGCTCGCATGGTTCTCCCGCTCTGCACTCAGACGACGCTGTACATGACCGGCAACATCCGATCATGGATTCATTATTTCGAGCAGCGGTGTGCGAAGGGTACGCAGAAGGAGCATCGCCAGATCGCGCTGGCTATTCGAGACGGCATTTTTGCCGAGCATTTCCAGGTCATCCATGAGGCAATTACGAGCGAATAAAATGAACAAACCCAAACCCAAACGTCCCGTTGCCAAAATGTTTGTCGTGTCAGACGACACGCACAAGCGGCTAAAGGAATACGCAGTTAAGAAAGGCTACAAATTGCAGTACGTTGCAGATGAAGCAATTGCAGAATATCTAAAGAGACAGGAGGAGAAATGAGCGAGCAAAACAAATCAGAGACGGTACGACTAACATTCAAAGGACTGCTGTCCATTTACCTGCCGGACGAGAAGGTGGTGGAAGTTTACAACGCCACCGAACTCTCCTGCCGTCGCAACAGATGGGGAATCGCAATCGACGAGAGCAACCGGCTTGACTTCGTTCCGATGGTGAAGGTGGAGGAAACCAAATGAACATCGAACAAACCAAAGAAGCAATCAAAGTCATGCAGGCATTTGTGGATGGGAAGGAAGTGGAACATTGGTATTACGAAATGTGGGTAAAGATCCATGTACCTAGGTGGAACTGGGACGACACACAGTACCGCATCAAACCCACCCCAACACTCCGCCCGTGGACTGCGGATGAGGTGCCGCTGGGGGCGTGGCTTCGAGACAAGAGCGATAAAGCTGGAAGACGGTTGCTGATATGCGCTTATGAAGAAGAGCATCGCATTCATTGGCTTATCAACCACGAACACTCCACCGACGGCGGCAAAACATGGCACCCGTGCGGGGTGATGGAGGAATCAAAATGAGCGCACCAATCCACGACGGAGGACCAGCATTTCCAACTGCTGCAACCGCGACAACGCATGGATTCTACCAAGACGGTCAACCTTGCATGACCCATTACGGTTCGAGATCTGGCATCACTGTCAGAGACTACTTCGCTGCTGCTGCGTTGCAGGGAATCATCTCGGACGCGAGCGTTCTGGCCAGTCTCAAGAAGGATGGGGAATTGATTTCCCGATCTGCCTATCATTTTGCCGACGCGATGCTCAAAGCGAGGGAGGCGAAATGAGCGAAACCCCAATATCAGACTCAACACAGCATAACGTGGCAGAACTCGGCATGCTGTGCAGGAGGCTCGAACGCGAACTCACAGCGGCAAACTCAATCATCCGGCAGCAGCAACTGCTGGATGAGGCAAACCTGCGGCTTCAAGACCGCATCAAGCGGCTGGAGGAAATGTATGAGGGCGAAATTGGAGAGAATGAGCAGTTCCTCGGATCTAATCTTCAAGGGTTGCTCACACGCGAACTGAATTGGTCTAAAGACCGCATCAAGCGGCTGGAGGACTACGTTGAAACTCTTGAGGAGTGCGGAGATTCTTTATTCAACAGTCTAACGAGAGATGAAGCTCTGGAAAGATGGAAAAGAGCCAAGGAGGCCAAGCCGTGACACCTGTATCCATACCACCTGACCCGTACCAACGCGCTCTAAAAGAGCTGCGCTTGGCTAGTGAGGAACTTCGTGAGGCTAAAGACCGCATCAAGCGGCTGGAGCGTGAGATTGAAGTGCTTCGATTCTATGGAAACAAGGGATGCACAGCGGTTGCTGATAAAATACTAGCTAGGAATGCAAAGATATGAACGAAGAACTACTGACCAAACTATTGGAATACATTGACGCGGCAATCGACGCAAAATCTGAACAAGCGAGAGAATCGTCTGACGGAGGATTGGTTGAGGCGGTCGTAAAATTTCGCGTAAGAGATGAACTGTTCAGTCTAATTAAAAAGGAGGACAAGCCGTGAATCTACCAAAATCAAGCATCATTGATGAGATAGCAGATCATCGTGACGAACTGCTAAATGAGAACAGAAAACTCAACCAACGCATCAAGCGGCTGGAGG